AGCTAAGTCTTTTAGGCTTGGAAACAACTGAAAGGCCGGAGCCGTACCGTCACGTAGACCCTGATAAGTCAAAAACTCCGGATCGTCATATTCTTCATTAAGAACCTCAGTAAGGTTTTTGGCGAACATACCAACATCGCTGCCGTAAACCGACATGATTTGATCAAAGGTTTCTTTGTCAAACTGAGCAAAAGGAAGATTTGGTGTGTTCTCTTCAGCCATTACCTACTATTCCTTTTTAACGCTTTTCTTTATCAAACTCTTCGCCGCATCAAATGCCGCGGCACTTGAGCCTTCTGACCCTATAGATTGTACTGGCCCTAGAATTTCTTGCAAGCGATTGATCTCAAACAGCTTCTGACTTAGCTGTGATTTCATTGTGCTATCAAGAGGCACATCGCCTGCTAAGTTTTCTAGGATGATACGTTTTTGCTGATCTAAGTAAGTCGCAAGTGTCTTTAGTTTATTAGCTTCTGTTACAGGGTTAGCAAACAGAGCTTCTTCTGTTGGGAACAACTGTTCAACTTGTTGCAGGTCCGCTACCGCAAAACGTGGCGATACCGCCAACGCAGACCGACCAAGGACACGAACCATTTTAGTAAACTTACGAGCTTCCTGTGTATCCTTAAACGTTTCAGCAAAATACTCAGGGGCGACGATGCCACCGGCGGTAGCATCGATTGCGGCGTAAATCTTAGACCAGAAGCCTGTACCCTTACGTGCTTGATCGTAAGCGTCTTTAACATCTTCCATGTCCGTTGCACTGATTGGATTGCCCTCTTCGTCAGTCATTCCTGTAATGATAAGAGCGTCCATTTCAGATAACTGGGTTAGAGCATTAGAACGAACTTTTTCATTTTTAGCGACGTCATATGCAATTGTGTTAGAAACTTCGAATGCATCGCCCGGAACTTGTTGTGTGACACCGTTTTCATCAACGTAGGTTCTACCGCCGTCGTAACTTGTAAAGACACCTTTTTCAGGAATGAGGAAGCCGCGTGGAGTAACACTTGCAGTTGAGATTTTCTGCATACTCGCTTGGCCGCCGTCTTTAGATACTTGATTAACCAGAGCAATAGCTTGCTTACCAGAGGGTGAGTTGACATCAACAATGGTCGTAACAGGTGTACCTGATGCGTTGGGCAACGTAATTTGTGCGTATTCTGGTTCAGGTGCTTCGGGCGTACCAAATATAGGTCTGACATCTCCCGTTGCATTGTCGATTGCAACAATCTGACCATTCTGCTCGCGGAACGTGAAGTTACCTGTAAGTTTAAGAATTTCTTTCTGAGTCGCAAGCTCTTGATCGGCTCTGACCTTAATTAGCGCACGGGCTTCCGCATTTTTTCGCTCTTCAGCATTCAATTCACGCCGTAGCGCACGTTGCTCGCGCTCTATTTCAAGATTAGTTTCCATAGCCAAGCGACGATTAAACTCAATTTTAGCACGTTCTTCACGACTTAATTCGCGGTTCAAAGCGCGTTCTTCGGCTTGAATATCAACCTTAATAGCTTCTGAAATATCGTACAACTCATCTTTGCGGTTTCTGTCGTACTGTGTTTGCTCAACTTTCGAAGATAGCGCGAGGTCATAAGCTTGAGAGTCCGCGGTGTGAGTACCTGCGTTGAGAAGCTTATTATACTCCGCTCGTTGATTTGGATCGTTGATGTTAAAGCTTTGCGGCACAGCAAGAGGATTAGCCAAGTCATACAGCGTCTTTGTCTCAACGTCGCGTTCTGCGGCTTTCTTCGCAGTTTCATCTGCTATGCGTTGATTATAAGCAGTGTCACTTTCAGTGTAATCACCGGCAGCACCTGTTTTCTGCATGATCGCTGCAAAGTCTTCCTTGTTAGTTAAAGGCATGGTAATGGGTTCGCCTACGCCGTCTTTAGGGTAAAGCGTTACTGTTTTAAAGTCAGGCTTATCTGATTTGGGTTCTGATCCAAGGTTATAGGCCGTTGCACCCGGTGTTCTTTTTACAAGTGCTTCAAAGTTTGCCGCCTGTTGTTGGTCATTTACGTTAAATGTACCTAAATCCACACCGTTGCTGCTTACCACACGTTTATAATCAGGCTGTAAGGCTTTTGTGGCTGATTTACCCGCAATGGTACGCTCTAACGCCTGCTTGGCGGTCACGTCAGACTGTGACGCCTGTATGGAACTTTGCAACGCGGCTAAGTCCATCTGCCGTCTTTCAGCATCCATAGCCTGCTTGGCATCCAGTTGGCCCGCGGCCCGTGATCCGATTTTCTCGAACAACTGCGTAGACTGCGCGGCGTTCATCAAACGTTCCGCAGGAGACATTGCACGGTCCGTGGGTGCACCCGCAGCTAACGCCGCTTGAGCGATATCAAACAGCATCTGCGCTTGTGTCATCTTTTTGCGCTCTTCAAGTTGCGCGTCGCGTGATGCTTGATCGCCTAAAACGCCAGAATAAAGCTTCTGGAACTCAGGCATGTATGCCGCCGCACCAGACGCTACTTCGCCGCCGGGTGCAAAATGGCGGACTTCGCCGCCTCGGTTAAAATTTCTAGGTGGAGTGTTGCCCGCCCCCTGCATCATGAGTTGGCCAACGCCCTGCCCCATTGGGGTAGGCTCTCCAGAGGGCATTTCCATGTCGATTTGGTTAGACAGGCCCTGCATTAACTCGCCAATGCCGCTATCAATTGCGCCTTCTTCCGTCATCATAATTGTCGGCTGAACCATGGCCAAAACACTTTCCGGTGTTTTGTTAGCATCAACCTCACCAACATACTGAGCAAGTTCCGTGTACCGCGCTTCAAGGGGCCTTTCATTGCCTCTAATTGCATCGATCATGGACTTCGGATCATCGGCTTGTTCAATATTTGCCATCATTTGAGCCGACGCGATCTCACCGGCCTGTCGTCCTGTAGCCTGTGCTTTTGCGGTGGCCTCTTGCATAAAATTTGATGGCGATGGGGGTGCCATTGGAGCCGGTGCGGGCGGTGGGGGTGCCATTGGGGCCGCGGACGGTGCTACGGGACCACCGGCTTGTCGGAACATTGGACGCTGCATAACAGGACCACCGGCCATGTACTTTTTAGCCATTTCAGGGGATATTTTACGCTGAACGTGCTCCGGAAGTGATCTAAAACCTTTATTCATTACAAAATCCCCGCCTGTTTGGCTCCACCATAAGCACTTAACCCTGCAATACCGGCACTAGCTGCCTGCATAAAGGGAGATGCGCTACTTCCACTGCTCATAGTTTGTGTAGACTGTGATGTTGGAATCCCCGCATATACGTCGGATAGGAAGCCAAGCTGCTTGTAAGGCTCTTGGTAATTCTGCTCATCAGTTAAACGCTGCGCATCCAAAATCGCTTGCTCATTAGCCTGTTCCATGCCACCGGTTGTCATTAGGTTGTTGATATCACCGGCTGCTAGGTTAGCCTCTAATTCACCCAAGCCCGCGGTCACCACGCCTTGGTTGCTTAATTGATCCGCCATGCCCGCTTCACCCAAAGCTCCGGCCTGACCGAGTTCACCAATGCCCAGACCAAGCTGACCCTCAGTAGATGCCGCGGTAATGGTGCGATCCTTGCCGCTTTCAAAAGCCGTTTGAGCACGAGTTGCCGCATCTTGGTAGCCTTGCATACGCAAGTCCGCCACAGTCGAGGCCAAGCTCTTTTCAAAGGCTTCTTGACGTGGATCAAGGTCCCGCGCCCGTGCGCGTTCAAAACCACTCTGTCCGTAAGCACCCGCAGACACCGCTTTAGCTGCAATATCGCTTGCCCGCATAGCCTGTTGGGAATCAAAGTTACTTCTTAAATCAGCAATGGTACGGTCAATTACTTCTTGTTCATAAGGGTTCATAAAGGCTGTAATACCATCCGGAGAAAACTCGGCTCCGGCCCCGGCTAACGATTCAATCCCTTTTTCCGCCGCCGAAACGCCTTTATCCGTCGCCGTACCCATGCCTGTAATTGCGTCTTCGGTGTAGTCTTTAGCAGCGCGAACGTCGCCTACACCCTCTGCGATATAGGGCTTATACGAACCAACACCCGCTTCGGCTTTCTCAATGGCTTGTTGCTGACCCGTGGTAAGTCCGGCAACCTGATAGTCAGGCATTCCAAACTGAGCATCAGGAGAAATGGCACTGATGTCTTCTACGGAATAATCAAGGGCCGGAAGATAGCCCTCTTCGCCTTCAACGCCCTCGGCAGGCATGGACAGACGCTGCGCAATCTCTTCGTCGGATAAGCCTTCGGCCCGCAGGTTTTGCACCTGCTGTCCAAACATCTCATTGCGAATTAAGCCCTGAGTGTCCTCTAAAAGACCTAAACGATACGCTTCAATCTGCGGGTCTTGTTTTGTAATTGTTGTTTGTACGGTCATGCCACAACTCCACCTTCAAACGCCCGCATCATATCATACATCTTTCTAACGCCCTTTTCACGGCTGCCGTTTCCTGCACCGCGAACTGCACGAGCGGTCATTACAAACTCACCGTCAGACAGCATCGCGGGAATGTCATCAGAAGTCTCTGTGCCCGGACCTGCAATATATCCTTGGCGACGAGGATACATTTCACCGCCTTGAGCAGCATACTGCGGCAGATAGCTTTGGAAGATATAGTCTTCCTGCTTAGGCTGTCTGCGCTTGCGACCAAGAGTAGTGCCGAAAGGCATACGAGCAAATACACTATATTTCTCAGGATTCTGCGCATACAACTCTTGAGAGGTAATACCGAAAGGTGAGTCATCTAAGTTGACTTCTGGTGTTTCAAAAGCACCTGCCGCTGCGGCCAATCCCGTACCAACCGCGGCCAAAGGTCCGTATCTAGCCAGTAGGCCCGGCTGCGCTTGCGCGACTTGATCTTGCGCCATCTTAACAACTGCGTCTTTGCCGAGAGTTTCAACCAAATTAGGGTTTTTATCTACAATAGACGCAACTTGATTTAGCTGTTCTGCGGGACTCGCAACCCCGCGATTAGGGCTTAAATACTTCTCAAAGAAGTTTTGAGGCTTTGCTGCGGGGGAAGGTGTTGCCGCGGCCGGTGTAGAGGCAGGAGCAGCCTGCTGTTGAGCAGTCACTGCAGTCTTAATCGGGGTTGCCGCGGGTGCTTTGCCTGTAACGAACTCTTTAACTTTTGGATTCACAGCCAAGCGTTGACCCGGTGTGCCGAAGGCGGCTTGAGTAAACCCTTCACCAAAACCTGTTTGTATACCCGCGGTAAAGCCGCCGGCCAGAGCACCAAAGGCCGCATTTTTCAAGGCGTCTTTAAAGTTGCCACCCTGTACAAGTGTGGTAATTCCCGCGCCTAAAGCACCAGAACCCACTGCGCCAAGGCCCGGTAGCAGCATGTTAAGGCCGATTGGAATGATAATCGGAGCGATCTTCTTAAAGACGTTTTTGATCCCCTTGATCAACTTCTTCAAGAAAAACTCGGGCTGACCTGTGACAGGGTTAATGCTGTTGGCACCAGAACCTACCGTATAACGCTCCATGTCCACGTTAGACCGATCAAACGCTTGAGTAAGCTCTTTGGCTAATTTAGGGTTTTCTTTCAGAATCTCAGGAGAAACCGCAATCTCGCCTGTCTTCATGTGCACAAGTTGATCGTCACCGTTGCGCCCATAAGACGCCATACGGTTACCTACTTCAACCATAGAATTAATGCCCCGAGGGGCACCAAAAGCTAGAACATTGTCCTCAATCTCGTCCATGTTGGACGTCAGAAAGGAAGCCAGACCGCCTTCGGGTATTCGTTTTAAAGAGTTGTATTTCATCACAAAGCCTTCAGATTACCCGTATACTAACAAATATATACCATAGTTTCTATAATAATCACAACGTAGTTCCACCCATAGATTGTGGCATTGTCACGGAGATGCTCGTATTACGACGCTCAACACCTGTCCACGGTTGTCCGCAATCAGGACAATTGCCGTTTGGATAAGATGCAATCTCTTCGGGCGTATCTACAATATTAGGACAGTTTTCGCAGTGTAACGTTTCAGTGCTCGTAGAAGGCCGCCAAGAGGAGCCATCATCCATTTTAATTACTGTGTCGGTCATGTTGTGGTCACCGTTACTGTTCCGACGGCCGCGGTCCCCGAAACCCCGCGTGGATGCGGGATAGACGGTAGACTTATTTTTACAAAGCCGCCTTGTTGAAAGAGCGCATTCTCTCTTAGGTTATAGTCGTCTGTTTGCAATGCTGTCAAAGTTAAAGCCGTATTACGTCCTTCTCCGGGGTTCTGTAACTGCTCAAGCAAAACAGAGAAGGAGCGAACTACCTCCGACATGTATTGTTGGTTGTATTCTACCGGCGCAACCGGAAAGAACGGACGAACAAGGTTCCTACTCATTGTCTACCGTCCGGACGCAGATCATAACGCAATGTTCCTAATCTCCACGCTGTTCCTGTTCTGTCAGAACGCACGTTGATAGACATTTGACGCCCACGAAGCCGTAGGTTGACGTATTCCGTATCCTCCGTAACAGCACTTTCTGTTTCTTTTAAGAACGAACCGCTAGATTTGTTACGAACGCGAGTGTTTATATCAACTTCCGGAGAAGGCTCCGTGGAGTTTCTAAAGGATACGTCGGGCAACAGCCGTTTGATAAACACGAAGTTTTCGCCGTCACCAATATCCAAAGGAGCGGAAGTGACATATGAGGTAATAGCCGTAGGCGGAGAAGTGCTTCCGTCGTCAAACCCATTCTCATGGTTGTAGAGGTAACCGTCGGTACTTGCCGCAATAGGGTATTCATAAATACCGTGGTCCATCCACGCAGTACGGGTCAAAGTGCCATAATACCAAGAGTTCTCTTGATAATTAAAGACCACATACTTGTCATTAGTTTCGCTGCCTTCGGATGGATAAAACCACCAGATTTCAGAGTGACTAGAATTAGTAGCCGCCGTAATCTTCAAACTTTGCGAGTAATTAAAGTTGTTAAAGACCGAGTCTTTTACGGTACAAGGAATGCGTTGAACGCTACCATTAAAGATGTAAAACTCACCTTCGCCCATCCAATATACCGCGTCGTCCACGGCCACTGCCGACTTCGGACTTGCTATACTTATGTTTTCAGAAATGCCTTGTACCCCAAAGGTAAACGGCGGACCCAAAAACTGCATGGCATAAAGGGTGGTATCGGTAAACACCATGATCTGTTGACGGGTTTCTATGGCAGTAACAATCTGTGACCCAGAGCCTAACCGCAAGTCCCCCGCGGTGTTTTCTAAAGTAGGCGTCCAATCGGTCAAAGACGCTTGGTCCGAAAAGCGAATTAACAGAGGGTCTTGAACGCCAGTGTTCCCAACCGCATCGCAGCCAAATGCAATGATATGGCGATCTCTATCAGAAACCATGATCTTACGAGCAACCGTTGGCGTATCCGAGGCACCGCTCAAAGAGTCTAGGCTTACTGCCCGGGTTTCAATGCCTCCACTGTTATCCCAATAGTAAATGTTGCCGTCTTTTACATTAAACAGAAGGTCTTCCCCAAAGTTGTCCTGCTCGTATAAACGAAGTTGTGCGCCGACCACCGTTGTGCTTGCTTCAGAACCCCATGTACCTCGTGCCCAAGTAGAGGCACCCCAACCAGACCCCGTCACCGCAGCATCCAAGCCAGTGTTTATTTGATACGCGCCGACTACCGCGGAACCACCATCTCCCGAATCCGAGGCCGTCGCAGTTACTAATGTCGGGTTTAGTTCACCATCTTCCGTTATTGACGAAATACTTGTACCCGCTGTTCGTGCTTGTATTTTGTAGCTTGAAGTATCTACGATCTCTATGATCTCATACTCTTGGTTTAAAACATCCGCCGTAATGTTTCCGCCTAAGCTTACTGCACCAGAAAACGTCACAAAATCATTTAGAACCGCGCCATGATTTACATGAGAAACCGTAAGAGTTGACGATCCTGTGGCTGCACTAAAGGTTACATCTCCGGCACTAGTGGTGGCGCGAATGGGGGTTATGTCGTTAAACGACGCTCCTGTTTCAACGTAAAACTTTAAGTTAGTCCCAACACCCGTGTATTTATCCCCAGACAAGGAAATAAAGGGATGCAGGGAACGACAAGCCCCTAAAAAAGAATTTGCGCTTGTTTTTGTCCAACCACCTATTTTTTCTGGAAAACCCAGACGAAACCTAATTTTGTCGCAATCAACCCAACCGCCCTCATTTGAGTAGGGGGTTATTTCAGTGTTTATTCCCGGCTTAAACGAAAACTTGGAAAACGGCATATTTGCGACCTCAACTTTTAACCAACCCTATCACACAGGCTTGCTTGTTTCTATACCGCAGGACGATCTGGCCAGTTCAAACGATCTGGAAAACCGCTCATGCCCGTGATGTTTCTCAAGAAATGTCGATAATCAACCCAATCTGGAGGGACTTTTTGGTTTCTTTCTACAAAAGACAAAATAATGTCGTTTGTGTCTTTAAGCTCTTTCATCGCTTTTGCTTTAATGCGACTACTCATTTTTTCCAAAGAAAGCGGCACGACTGTTTTTGTTTCACGCCAAACACCGTCTACATTCTCTATACCTGTCTCCAATTTTTGCAGGTCTTGGTTATAAATAGGCATCCTTGCAGGCTCTACGGGAAACACGTTAAAAGATCGTAGCGTTTCGTGAGGCACAACGTTAGGAAAACTCACTTGAGGGTGAAGTTTTTTCAACGCACTTAATGAAAAAGGGAATTTTTCAACCTGCCCATCGTCGTTTAACAAAACATAGTTCATACTTTAAATTCTCCCACATAGTTGCCATAGTTAAGAAAAAACCTTGTTCCGTCGGCATTCCAACAAAACGGCCCCACATTATGTGTCACCAGATTATTAATAGGGTTCAGTCCGTTAGGGTCCGGCGGTGACGGCGGAACCCATAGTTTTGCGGAAGTAAGCTCGGTCGCCGTTGTTATATCGTATGCCGTAGTAAGTTCAAATGCGCGAATATATATGTCTCTTGTTTGCTCGACAGTTTGAGAAGATGAAATTTCTATCGCGTAAAGGTTGTAGCCGTCATTTGCAAATTTAATATTTCTGAACCAAGGAAGAGACGAGGTGCTCGTCCAAGGGAATGAACCATACGAAGCAACAGTAGGCAAAACCTCAAGATATTTTGCGTTTCCGGATATCTCATGAGATGCTGTAGTCGGATCATATGCTGTACTTAAAGCAAGCTTTAAAAAAACGACATCTGAACTGCCCCAAGCCATAGAGGTCCAAATAGCGGTTCCGTCACTACTCCAACGTACAGAATGAGCGGGCGAAGCCGCGTCTGTAAAGCCATTATAACCCCAACTTACACCGTTAACCTGTTGAGCGGTTTGTGAGCCAAGAGTGGTAATATCCCACGGGGTAGTCATGGTTCCCATATATAAATCACCGCTGCTTGGAAAAATCCAATGAAGGCCATTGCTACTTATGTCAAAGGTGTACGACGTTGTTGCTAATGCCCCGTTGCATTTTATGTACTTTTCATTCCAAGTTGCCGTGCTCAGATCATACGCGGTGGACAGATTCCATTGATTGACCACAACGTCACCAGAAAAAGTAGTATCGGTGCGTCTCGGCCAAGTTTGAGAAGTACTGTTTTCGTCGAGCATATACAATTTACTACCACTGTCCCCGAACCTAAATTCTTTACTACTAAATCCACTAGCTGTGTGAGGAATGGTGCTGCGTATAAAGGGGTCAGCGAAATACCAAACATTAGAACCACCATCGTGAGAAATTGTTTTAAAATCATATCCGGTAGACATGTCGGTTCTTATCATTCTGGTGCTAAGACTATCACACCCGTAAAATAGTTTTGTACCATCGTCGGTCATAAACAAGCCTTCCTCCGCATCGCCGCCTCCGGGCAAAGCTTGTCCATTATAGGTTTGCGTAGGTGTACTTGGAATAGTGCTAAGGTCCCAGTTTGTCGTTAAATCAAAACGATAAAGGTACTGTCTCTGTCTGATGATCAGAATGGACCCGTCTGACTTAAAGTGAAGACCCGCCGCCTTACTATCATTGACTAAAGATAAGGTTTTGGATGCATCGGGAGTTGTCGTGCTTCCGATTGTGCTTATATCCCAAGCGGTGCTTAGGTCCCACTGAAAAACATACTCTGTGTTAGAGTTATAACTTAAGGCATATGTGTAAAGCTTCAAACCGTCTGGCTTGAAAAACATTCTAGTTTGAAAGGTTGAGGAACCTATTGTAAAGGTCCCAAACGTAAATGTTTTATCAGGTGTCGCATTAGCTGTAGTAATGTCATATGCGGTAGAACAACTATACCTTTTTAGCGTAGAAGAGGTAGTTCCATCAGTTAAACGGTAAAAATAATTTCCATTGTCCCCCCATGCAATATCGCCACTATCAATATCGGAATCAACGGTCAAGGTTGTAGTATCGAATGTGGCACTAGCTGTACTCAAATCGTAGGCCGTAGTGAGAGAGTATTGTCTAACTACTCCACCGAGGACAACTTGTATCTTTGTGCCCGCAGGGTTCATTGTGAAAGAATCCCAACTCGAAGTATCACTAGGCGCAAACACATTGTCGGGTTTGAAGTCTGTTTTGCTAGTTATGTCATAAGCCGTAGACAAGCTGAAAGTAAAAATACATTTTAATGTTTGGTCGCAGATAAAACATTTTGTTCCATCAGAATTAAACTGAAATGACGAAATCCCCGAAGAGGTTGTATTAAGCGATCTACTAAACTCGCCAGTTATGTAATTCGGCGAGTTTGCTGCTACGCCATAATTGGTATACGGCGAAAATTCATATATTCTTCCATCGTCCTTGGTTATTTTGTAAAATTCACTGCCGTCGGCATTCCACTCAAACCCAATATTATTATAATATAAGTTACTTTGTTCACGACTAGATTTCATATAACCTATTCCGCCGGTGTCCGCGGTTCCGGGGTCCCCTGCGGTGGTTACTGGCACAGTATAAAACCCATACGGCAAAACCATTAAGTCGTCATTAGTAGTCCCTTTATTATAACTATTACCAACAGCAAAAGTTACTTCTGTTTGATCATCGTTAAAAGTAAAACTGTACGCATTATCAAAAGCCGACAACCTATAAGAACCCAAATCATCTACGTGGTCTGCCACTTTAGCATTGAAAACATATGGGGTGGCCATGTGTGTCGTATAAGCATTACCTACAGACACTACCGTTAACGTTTTTCCGTCTAAACTGATATTGACACTTTGAGCGTTGTTAACATAGTCCTGTGTAAAGAAATTCGTCACACTAAAATAAGATGCCGTCGAAAGATCATAAGCCGTTGTAAGATTGTATCTTAAAACTCTTACAATGTCGTCACCATTATAATTATTGTCAAAATTAAATTTATAAAACTCTGTTCCATCCGCATTGAAAATAAGGTCCATGGTCTGCATAGTAGTGTCTAATGGAACAGAATTACCTGTCGGGTCTGGATATAATGTTTTGCTTGCAAATTCTGGCTGATAGGAGGTGAGACTAGTTGTGGGTCCACCGTCAACGAAAACTGAGGAAACACCGTGATTTAAATGAAAAATACGCGTCTTATTGCTACTACTGACGACCATAAAGTAGTCATCACCAAGGTTATCTGGACCAATTGCACCTACAACAGGCTGCAAATTCGATACGTCTAACGTATTCCAATCAAGTGTCGTTAAGTCATACGCCGTCGTAAGCTCCACCGAAGAAAACGGCTTATTAGCGTCATGAATAAAAAAGACCGAACCGTCTGAAGAAAAGTTTGAATCCCTTATGCTCGCAAAACCATTTCCAGATATACTAGTGATGTCCGTACCGGCAGTAACGCCCGAAGATAGATCATATGCGGTAGTTAAATTGAAAACTTTTATTGCAGTTCCGGTGTCTAAAACGCAGTAATATTTTGTACCATCGCCGTTAAAATTACCTGTAAAGGTGTACCCTACTGTAGAAGGATCACAGACAGACGTGATAATTGTTTCAGTATAAGAGGAGCTTAAATCCCAACCCGTTGTGAACTCTACTTGATACAATCTATCGTTGTTATCAACAAAATGAAAAGTTGTACCATCCGAAGTTACTCTTAAAGGACCTAAACTAACTCCGGTGTAGGTATCATTAATCTTCTGCGTTTGAGTTCGAGTGGCCGTAGACATTATATACGGCTCGTCTAAGGAAAATTTCCATAAATACCAATCTGTGTTGTCACCTGTCAGCAAAATAGCAATAGTGCCGTCTGAATTAAAAACTAAACCTCTATTGAAATAGTCCCCTATGGCTTCATACGCCCACTGATTAGTATAGCCATCGCCCGGCACCGGCTTTGCAGTATCGAATGTCCAAGGCGTTCCCTTTTGCTCACGCCCCATTACAACTTTACGAGATAAGCTCATTAGCTAAACTCCTGACCCCCGATAAACCCATACCAGTTTGTTCCACCGTCTGTGGTGTAAAACGTGAAAATATCCACATTACCAGAACCCGTACTCAAAGTAGGTGCCGTTCCACCTGCCCAACTAATCGATGCGGGCCAAGCGAACGTTCTTGCCGTGGTGTCTTGTACTATTTTCAAAGTAAAGGCATAGCCCGTCCCCGTTGCAGGCGGATTACTGATGGTAAGCGTGGTGACGTTTTCAGTCAGCGTGGTTTGAAACACGTTTGCTGATTCACAATCCACGGTCAGCGTACCGGATGACGAAGAAATAGCGGAATAAGTTTCGTTATACGACTTTGCCTTAAACTCTTCGCTTACTAAAACATCGCCATTCGCGTCCGCAGTTACAGTCTTGCTTGCTTCAGACGTGCCCAAAGTAGTTATGTCGTTATAGTTTAACTCAGCGGCTGTCGCCGTAACCCCCATCTGGGTTAAGTCAATCTGTAGAATAGTTGTCAAGTCTTTTACTTCGGCACCGGAACCCGCTCCGTCACAATAAACAATGGCAGAATCGCCATTTGCTACCGTAACATTACCGCCCGTACCTTGAGTTAAAACAACATTTTGACCACTATTGTTGTAAACAAAATAAAGATGTGACGCGCTATTGGGGGCTATGGTTACCGTGTTTTCTCCAGAGGGTGACCCGGCAAAGACTAAAACCCGATACTGTCCGTCAGATAATGCGCCATCACTTGTTGTAAGGGTGTGTGTTGTTCCACTTAAGGTAATTGTGCCGACACCGTTTACGAGTCGATCCAACATCTGCAAGTTTGTGTTTGTTGTATCCCCCCATGTGCCAGACTGTTCACCAGTAGCAATGAGTTCGATACCTGATGTGGTATAAGTACTAGCCATGTTATTTCCTTATGCTGCCTCTATTTCTGTCCAAATAGCTTCAGAGAGGGGTTCTTCGTCAGTATAGCTTGTTCCGACGCTTGGAGCAACTTCTGTATAAGTTGCGGAAGAAAGGTCACTCAATTCGCTGTAGCTTGCGGACTGACCTACACTTATTTCAGAATAGACCGCGGAACTTACTGGACTTACCGTGCTGTAACTTGTCAACGGAGACGGGTCTATTGAAGAATAAGATGCGCCTTGTGCCGGCACAATGGCCGCGAAAGAAGTGCCGGGACTTGGACTTAACGAGGCATAAACCGCTAATTGATCCGGGGATATACCTGTATACGAAGGTATTACTCCCGGCAGGATGCCGGAGTAGTCAGAATCAGGGTCTGGAGAGATGTTAATCCAGAATGGTAAGTCTACGCTGCCGACGAAACCTGTCGCCGCGACACCAATCAAGGTTACGTTAACACCAGTGCCAATAGTGACGCTACCAACACCACCTGTAGCAGAAACACCATTTACGTTAACTATGATGCCTTCGCGTACAGAAACACTGCCAACTTCGGCGGTTGCTTCTACGCCTGTTACGGATTCGTTTACCCCTGTGGAAACGGAAACACCATTTACATCCGCACCAACGCCTATGCCCGTAACAGAGACGTTTGCATTTGCGGCGATTAAAACAGTTCCGACGGCACCTGTCGCGGCAATACCCGTGACGTCAATCTCGGCTGTACCACTTGTCGTGACACCGTTTACTGCGCTCGTGCCCTCGGAACCCGTTGCATCCACGTTTGCCGCAGCCGCAACCGTTACAGTACCTACATTGGTTGTTGCACTTATACCCGTAGTAGGGACATTCGCCTGCGCCTCAACGGTAACGGAGCCTACTGCGCCAGTTTGCTCAACACCCGTGACGTCAACCTCGGCGGTGCCCACGACACTAGTAGAGCCAACACTTGCCGTAGCGGAAACGCCCGTAAGTGAAACAATGGCGTTTGCAGAAATGTTTACAGAGCCAACACTTCCCGAAATAGCGTCGAGTGCCGGAGACGAAGACCACGCGAAGTCGCCCCATGCGTTTTGACCCCATCCCGCAGGAGGCACTTGAATATAAACATTAGATATTGTGGTAACGGATACATCATTGGTGCTGCCAATAAGGGCAGACGTCGGAGGCGTAGATTGACCCCAACCTACTTCTCCCCAACCGTCAAAACCAAAGCCACTGAAAGTAACGGTTACGCCCGTGCCTTCGGACACGGTAAGGCTACCAACATTACCTACAGACGCGACACCCGTAGGGTTTATGTTTGCATCCGCTATGTTAGAAACATTACCAACACCGCCTGTGGCGGAAACACCCGTAACGTTGACGCGTTCGACTAAACCACCAACCTCACCTGTGGCGGAAACACCCGTAACGTTGACTACAACGTTACCACCTTCGGCTATACCAGTATCTGCGAGAGGAGCACCTGCGAGAGGTGTAAAACCAAGCATTATACTCCTCCTTAGTTTTTAAGACTCAACAACCCAATATAACAAAACTTGCCCCACAGCGGAAGTTGAAGAGGATACAACGATATAACGAAAGCTTATTGTCGGTATCCCCGTGTAAGTCATTTCTTCAGTACGCAAAAAGCTGTTGTTTCCGCCAGTAAAGCTGCCACTTGCTTCATAGTAAACATAATAAACATTTGTACCGTCAGACGCACCTGTACCACTACTTGGAGTTCCATTAGCATCTGAAACCCACACAGAATTTGTTGAAGCGGTGACAACTTGTCGGAATGGAAAAGAGTCCAAGTTATTTATTTTATTCGTGTAAGCTAATTCTCTTTCCGCCTGAGTATCTGTATCTACATTATCAAATCCCGCATCATGATTATGCGTTTCGAATGCTGCATTTAACGCAGAGGCCGTATTAGAAGGGTCTGTGTAACTAGAGTTAAACGAAAAAGTGTTCATCTGAAAGTCTGAATACCAATTTGTAACATCTCTTATCAACCACACCCAACGACCCGTGCTGCCCCCAGAAGGGGCACCAGAGGCGGTAACTGTACCTGAAGAAATCCAAGAGGATTGAGCAACATTTGCAGGATGTGACCAGTTGGCAGTGTAAAAAGTTGTGCTTATTAGTGGAATAGGCGCAGTGCCTTTTTTTATTCTCATAAGTTGAGAATTTAAAGTTAGCAAACCGCCTTTGTTTGTGTCGCCGGCTTGCGAAATAGACGGCTCCACAAGGGTTGTTGAAGCCGGGCCTTGAATACCTCTGAAATAGGACTCTTCTTTAAACATCAATCAAGGTCCTCATATACAACGTGCAGAGTCAGACCCACTCCCGAAGAGGTGGCAGTCATCTTAGCACCGGATTCTTGCATGAAATACAACCCGTTCAGTAGTGGTGTTGCATCTTCAGGTTTTACTGTACCGCTCCACAAATCTTGTGGTCCAACAGACCATGATATTGTGTAATCTAGCTCTGTTGAATCCGTCTCGTTTGAAACCACAATAGTCGTGACCTTGGCACTTGCCGCGTCAGTGTCAAACACTACAGTTTCTGAAGTCGTTAAATTAAAGTCCATACTTTGAGACATCAGGTCATTACCTCATATGAGCATACGGCATCAATTACACTGGCAGAACTAGCAAATAAGCGCAGAGATTTACCCTCTGTTATATAAACAGGGGCATCTTTCGAAATAACCTGTATGGAGCTTTCTGGAGGCAAATCTAAGTTTCTTGTTATGTAATGACCGCCGGAAAAAATATATACGTTAAAGCTATGTGTTGCTGTGCTTTGATTTGCAACATACAAAGAAACTATTTTAATAATGCCGTTTGAAGGCGCAGTACACATAATTGTAGCACTCGTGCCCACCGTTGTAGTTGTTAATTCGCCGGTTATGCTAGTGATTTCTAGTAAATTTGGATTAGCCATAAATTACCCCAACATGTTTGCGTAAGCCACGGCTACCGCCTTTTGAACAATGTCCTTCGACGATGCTGTTAAAAACACAACTGCACTTCCACTCAAATTAATTGCGGAACCACTATTAGAACTTTCATCAACACTGCGAGTTAGTGTTGTTCCAGAAGCAGTGTAAACACCCTCTCCAATTTCCCAATTATTACCATCTTCGATAGTGTATCTTACAGAATCGCCGTCGCTAACGCCGCCCCCTGAAAAAGATTGATAACCTGTTTCCGCAGTGCCCAAAGTAATCGTGCCAGTACCCGTTGTACTAGTCGCAACTTTTACTCTGTTGGCCAACGTAACCATTATGCAATCCTTATGATTGCATCCGTTGCATCCGCCGTCGGGAAGATAATTTGAAAGTCTCCAGAAGACGAAGATTTATCTGAGCCAAAGTCTAAGACTACAACAGATGGGTCGCCCGCAGCCGTGTCGTTGTAAATCAACGCTCCACGAGCCGTAATGGTTGCACTTGAAAAGGTCAAATCGGCAAAGTCCGTAAAGGCTGTCGTGCCACTTGACGTTGGTGTTACATTTGTAAGTGTTCCGCCGCCCGCGGTATAACCTGTTCCGGAGACTTCGTTTGTGGCTGTGTACGCTGTCGTTGCTGCCGTAAAGGACGCATTGTTGTCGTACAGAGCCAATTTGAACGTGTCTCCAGTGCTGTTTGTAAAGTTATGTGTGCCCGTCAAAAGCTCTGATTTGAACGAAGTACACATAAAGTTTCCGGTAAAAGCCATTTAAAGTCTCCTTATAAGCTCCGCTAGATCAGGGTGTCCGGCGTCTTTTAAAGCATTATACACAGTTGTCCGGTCACTGCGAATAGCCTGTCTCATATAAAAAGCAACAAGCTTTTCTATGTGTTTTGAAAACGCACGAGCTTGATCCCGCAACCCCGGATGTGCGTCATCCGATACCGATATAATTTTTTGCACACACTGCTCTGCAAGCTCGTCAGCAGTAAACCCTCGGTTATCCGTGGTCTTTACATCGATAATCTTTTCGTTTTGCGGAACATTTAGGTCAAACTTAAACATCACTGTTTCTGCCTTATAATTTGACCTGTTCTGTACTGATCAGTGGTTTCTTTTGCCTCACCCAACATTTTCAAGCCGACTAAGGCTTCTTGGAAACGTTGAGTATAAAATTGCATCATATCCTGCTCACCCTTCATGAACAGATACGCCTCAGTCAAACAACCATACAACAAAGCTAATTCCGCATTTGTACTTAACCACGTACTTCCGCTATCAGCTCCCGCAGTAATACTCGCAGGGCGATAAAGATAATGTAGCTCGGCAGTAAACGCAGAATCAGGCGTAGGAGACAAAATAAAATTGTCTACGTCAAATTGAGCGTAGTAACGGGGAGAGCCTTCCGTGGTAGAATCGGGCGTTACCGTTTGTATGAAGCTGACGTCTTTAAACTCCAAGAAAAACTTATCGCCGTCTGTACCTGCAAAACTTAAAGACATCGGAGCTAAAAAGTCCACAGGACACGCTAAGTACTTATTACTCGCCGTAGACGAGGCGGTAGCATTTTTCTGAAACAAACTAAGCTGCACACCTTTTAAAATGCGCTCTTCCGCAATTCTTATGAATAACGGTATATTAGCGACAAAGGTGCTTTCGTCGTTTTCCGTGTAATCCTGTATCGCTTGTTTTAATTCACCGTAATTCATTTAAAACTCCACTATACCGCCGTTACCGAACACAAACTGCCACCACCGCGCAATCCGCCAGTGTTTGCGGTATCTGTCAAAGTAATAGAGTACTTTTCCGTATCTATAACTGTAATCACGTAGCCGGCACTTTGATTTATTTGGGTTTTAGTTAAGCCATCAAAACCAACGGCGTTTTCAAAACGCACCCGATCACCAGTTTCACGGCCATGCCCCTTTTCGATCACCTGCGTGACACCACTACCGCTATCCCCCGATATAAAGGGGTTATTGGTCAGCAAAACCTCCGACGCAGGCTCTGTTCTATCCGGCCGCGCATCCAACAAGGCTTGTGCGTCAATAACTTTACGAAACGGCCCAAGTTGAGGCTGTTTTGGTTCGTACTCATCTCGTCCGACTAATGCACCATTCCACTCTTTACGCATGTCTTTGTACCGATACCGGAAACCGGATCGGTCTGAGATTGCATATGAGTTTTTACCGGTAGCAAACTTTGACATCAGTTCGTCCTAAAATACTCGTATTGAGGCACTACGTTAAACGAAGCTCGGTCCCGATCTTCAGCCATAGCGCGTTCAAATTCTTCTTCATACACAGCTTTCAAAAGCTGTATGCGCTGAGGTGCACGTTTCATCGCAATGTAATACGCCAAACCGGCCGCTAGACAGGGGTAGAAACGAAATGGCATATCAAGCGTATTGGTTTGAGTGTCCGCATCGTCCATACGAGTGAGCGCATCATAAACTACAACATCCGTGCTGTTTTCTGGTGCGGGCCAAAGTTTTAAATTAGGCGTTACCTGACGATCCAAGAAAAATTGAGACGGACGACCCTTTGTCGTTTTATTTGGAATCGACAAATACGAATCCCGGCTTACCCGATCCAATGCATAATCTGTACCACTACGGCGAACAACCACGGATAAAACATCGATTACGTCGGTCCCCAAAGCGTATTCACGATCTGCCTCAGTCACTGTAATTGTACGCTGCTTTATGGTCCACTGATTCAAGCCACGATTTGCCCATTCTGCAAGCATAAGATTCATAGAACGCTTTGCAGTCTTTAAGTCATACCCCGTGCGAACTTCTAAGCCGCAACGCTCAAAAGCCTCTTCGATGTATTCGGCTACATCAAGCTCAAAATCTTTACTTCCAGAAGTTGTCATAGCTTACTTCTTTTTCTTAACAGCACCACCAGAACGCATCTTTTTCAACATGCCCCCGCCGCGCATTTTCTTCACCATTCCGCCACCGCGAAGCTTTTTCACAGGCCCGCCGCGCATTTTCTTTTTAGGTTTCATCGCCATCGATCAGTCTCCTATAAAGTTTTTCTCTTTGAGCAAAAATAGCTTCTACATCATAATCTTTAGCATACTCTTCGTAATATCCCAAGGCTTTGAGTTGTTTTGACGATTTGTACACTTTCGATAGTCTCTGTATAAAAATCATAGCATACTCTTCAGAAACAAGCTGCTCAAAAGTAGTTTCGTCCAAGTAATCACTTTCTTCGTCGTAAGGATGGAACCCCATAAGCCACATATCACGATCTACAAAAAAACCTAACGAAATAGCCTCGTTTAACTGTTCAAGGTAATCATGAAAAGCATCCGGGTCTTTTTTGTAAGCTAAATCGACAACAATAACCAAATCAAAGGTGTCATCATACTGCGATACCGTACTATAAATAGATTGATAGTTGCTTTCGTACTTATACAAAACCGCTACACGCCCTTCTGCCCAAGCTTTTTTTGCGTAAGGACATGTAGGTAAGTTGTTGAAATATGGGTTAGGTTTCTGTAACGTATGCTCCGACCACGCTATGATTTCAGCGTAAATATCTTTCTCCAAAGAAGGTTTGAACGCTACGACGGACATCAGCTTACAGACCCCTTTGCACGTTTTCTGCGACTAGAGAGAACTTTGCCGCAGCCTCGTGCTATGACCCCTTGGGCGTTTGCTTTCGGGGCCGGCCTTTTGGCTTTTGTTGCTTTGATTTCACCGCCGAGGGCTTTGAATTTGACTTCCGCGGCTTTGGTGTTTTTGACGAAGGTTTTGCCTTTTGCCCCTTCGCGCTTCTTTTTGCGGGCTGTTGAGGCTCTTTCGGATTTGGAAAGACTATTTGCTTTAGATCGTGGAAGGCACCTGTCAGGATTCTTTTTATTCTTTGAAGTGCCACACTTACCTTTAATTTTACCATCCGTTCCAATCCTAACCCAATCTTGGTCCCGCCATTTTTTAAGCTCACCCACTTTTCTTACCCTTTGCTTTTTTAGCGTAATTAGGGTCCTTGCAGTATTTAGAAGCCGCCATATTGGCATACGCAGAAGGATACGTGTCAAAAGTTCTTTCCGCCCACGCTTTGCCCGCAGGACAAATCTTGCTACCCTTACTTTTCTTTGCGGCACCTTTACCTTTACGTGAATAAGCCATTATTTTGCTAACCCTATAATTGCCTGCATTAAAGTTTCGCTGTTCATCAAACCGGCCACCACCAAAGCACCGACAATCATCCACTTCGCCTGAAACAAAGTAACCTTTACTTCGCGCATGTCTTTTTGAAGCGTATCTACGCTTTTTACGAGATGATCTTGCTGCGTTTGAAATTTCACTAATTCCAACTCCAAATCGTGTACACTTTTATCCGCCATCAGCATTTCCACCGCTTTCTCGCTTGTCTCAGGCGTGAGTTAGGGTCTTTAGCTGCTTTGGGAAACTTCTTCATCTGTCCCGCGGAACGAGCGCAGTAGGATTTACGACGCTTGGCGTCTTTGCTTCCCTTTTTAACCTTACCAGTTACGGCGGTTTGAAGCTTAGAACCGGGGTTCTTTTTGCGATACTCTTTCACACCCTTTTCCGTCATGCCCGCGCCAGACTTAGTCTTGCGATAATTAGCCCCTTTGCCAGAAGTGGTGCGACGTATGGGTTTTTCTTTCTTTTCAGGCATTAAAAAGTGTCTCCGTTTTTAATGTAAACAATCTCAAATGCCGCAGAAATGTCAAAAGTTACAGAAGCGGAGGACGATATTGCCCTTACCTCTATGTCCGACTTTTCTGTAATTTTTTGCGGAACCGAAAAAGTTTCTTCAACGTGCATACCTGTTGTCAAAGATTTCACATCTTTTGACTGAAACACTTCGCCATACGGCCTCACCGCCAAAATAAGTTTACAAACCGCCGGAGTGTTAGAAGTAGTTCCATTAGATACGTCATATTGGAGCAGGTACGCCGTGTATCCCGCAGGAACAGTCCAAAGAGCCATTAGAGTTTGGTTTGATCCCGCTACTCCGTTTATGGAAGCATAAACATTTGCAGGGACACCTGTCGTTACCGTGCCTGTTCCCGCATAAATAACACCTGCATTTGCTCCACCCGATCCCGCAGAACGCACAACCATACGATTTATGCGTAAAAATGATTGCGTAGTGTTTACAGCAGTTTGCCCGTTTAAGGTAACGAGTTCGTTTATTTCGTTGTAGTCACCATCAAGTCCGTACAGTTGAACTGTCCTTGCCCCTGTTCCCGCAGAAGTGTCGTCTGTAGACGAGCTAGAAACTTTTAGAACAGTTGCCGCAGTCAAGTAACTGTAAAGGCCACCTTCTGCCCATATGGTTTCCAAACTGTTTCCAACAGTGGCGTTGTTGCCGAACTTAAAAAGCGGATTGTGCCAAGCAATTTGTCCACGCGCAATTTGAAGCTCAAACGGCTCGCTAGTACCAATCCGTGTAATAGAGCTTACTTCACGAGACATAGAAGACCCCTAACTATAGAAAATGGTCATCGCAGTAACATTTGTTGCAGTGCCAACATAAATGTCATCGGTAAACAAAACACCCTCATCTGGAATGTTTACAGAGTGCGAATCTGAAGCCAAAAAGTCTATGTCAAGCACCGTTGCCCCGCCGTTTCCGTCGGTCAACGTAAGTCGCCCTGCGCCCGCTCCTGTCAAAACTTGAATCTGACGCAATCTAGCGCGGCCTACCGAAGCCGCACCAGTTCCCGTCAGACGTTTGGTTTTTACGTCTGAATTAGCCATCTAGCTATCCTTTTTTCTTTGAAGCAGTTTTCTTACGAGAAGTAGCCTTTTTCACTACTTTTGTAGTCCATGCCTCATTTTCAGGAGTGCTTGGATCGTCTGCTTTTAAAGTGCCATCTGAATTGCGAGCGCGAACCTTTTGGGTAGTCAAAGGTGTCCCATCTGGATTCAAGCCACGCGCCGCCATTTCTTCCGGACCGGCCGGTTTAAATCTGCTCATAGGTCACCTTATGCCGCTGCAATTGTTCCGCCGGTATCTGAACGTTTCCAGTTCGTACCGTCAGAAAAAGCCAAAATTGCAGAACCCGCCGCACCGTTTGATACATAAACGATTGTGCCTGCGCCTGCGTCAGACGCGGAAGGTGCATTTGCTACAGTGTAAGTTGGAACTTTGATGTCGCCAATGAATCCGTCTGTTGAAGTCACTGGACCTGAGAATGTGGTCGATGCCATAATATTACCCTTTGCACAAGGTTTCGCCGAGCAGTCTGTGCAACGTCAGGTGGGGCGTAATCCTGTCTGCAAGGCTAATGTTACCCCACTGGCAGAATAGCATATTCAACAAAAAAAGAAAGGGCCGCGTAAGCGACCCTTTCGAAGTATTGTAAACAGATTACGCTGCGCCCGGAGTACCGAACACTGAACGCCAATCTGAAACACCGAAGCTGTAACGCTCACGCGCTTTAAAGCGCATGTTGCCTGTATCAAAATCGCCTTCCATGGCAGTTTTGATTGGCGAACGGTTGAAGTACTTAAACCCGTTAGGCGCGTCTGTCTTGATGAAGAACGCGTCTGTGTCCGTTAGGAAGTGGTTTACAACAGCACCTTCTGGCAACATGCCCATTGAGCGCATTGCGTTGGTGTCGTTGTCCGCTGTACCCGGACGTAGGTTTGAGTTAAGCACACGCTCTGCAATAAACTGAAGTTCTTTTGGAATGATAAGTTTCATACCACGAACCGCAATTTTCAAGCCACGCTCGTCTGTGTAACCTGCAATGTCGATCAGAGCTTGCTCAAGAGATGTCTCGTTGAGGTCTGCCGCTGTCGCCAAGATGTTTGATTGGTTACCTGACAAGCTTGGGTGTGAATTTGAGCAAAGTGCTGCACCGTCGCCGATAGCGTTTGCACCTGTGTTGAACGCATTGTTCAATATAGATGCCGCCTTGATTTGCTTTGTTTGAGCCATAGAACGCGCTAGAGCCTTCGTATAACGAGACGCCAAGCGGTCATATAGGTTGTCCTCAATCGCTTCCTCAGTAATAGAGAAGGCCAAAGCAACAGTTTCGTGAGTGTAACGAGCAGTGTATGTCTCTTGTGCATCGTCAAAACTAATGGCTCCGCCTTCAGTTTTTGTCGGTGCTGTTGAGAAACCACCAAGCATTACTTCCTCTTCGAATGCACGGTCAGATGACTCTTCTTCGAAGATTTCAGCATGCTCGTTCTCGTAACGATCATATTCCAGTCCAAACAACGCGTTCAGGCCGGGTTCTAGCTCTTTAGCTAGTTGTGCGCGTGAAATAGCCATATTCTACGCTCTCCTTATACGCCTGTTGAGGTCGCTGTAGTTTGTGAATCAAACCGCGACGTTGTTGCGTTGAAATGAGCGTTGATACGAACGATTAAAGGAATACCCGCGGCTGTATAGTCGCTGTTTGCCTCATCATCCATAATACCTACTACGCGAAGCGGCAATGTTGCCGTAGTCGCAATAGAAGATACGCTCAATGCTGAATTGGAATTGCCGTTGTCGGAAGAACCGGTACGTGCAGATGTTCCCAAAGATGCGTTAGCAAAAACAGCCGCCAAGGCTGTTGCACGGTCTGTAAGAGACGCGTCTGACGCTACTTTGAACAACTGATTCGGATTATCAGCAACAAAAGCTTTAACAGGGTGATTAGTATCCACGCTGACGGAACCCGAACCGGGCCAGTAGTTCAGAAACACTGGTTTCTTAGATACTGAATCAACGTATTCCACGCCCATCAGGACACCTAACGCAGGCTCAGTGCCTCCGTCTGTCGCACCGGCATAATCGACAACACCCGCAGCTTGCGGAGTTACCAAAGAATACTGGTAAATTGCGTTGGTGTTGTTAGAAGCGATCTCGTACTGGGTTACACCAGTAGAGTTAACACCGTTTCCAACTAGCCCGATAGGACGAAGACCATAGGCAGTATTTGCATTTGCCATTTTAGTTTTCTCCTAATAAGGCGACCCTAATTTCTACGAGGGCCACCGAAGGTTACACGAGACTGACGGTCAGCTTTGCTAATCGTCATGGTTGAATGTGCATTCTCACGCATCATGTCGTAATCGACTGCTTCCATCTGATCCTGAGTCTTTCCTTGGAAATAATCAGTTCTTTCGGCAATAGTCTCTTCCGGAATCCGTGCGAGAATAAGTCCGCCTACTCCAAAAACACCTTCATACTTACCTGATTCAATTACCGGGGCCTCAAAATCAGGATATTCGTCCTTACGAACCAATTCCCAACCTTCGCGCATTTTCGCGCTGATGTTTTTAGTATCGTCAAACCCTCGTGTTTCAGAGCGAATCCAACGATGCTTAAATCCATCCGGTGCAGGCGGTGCATCTAGCATTGACGGGGGTGCCCACGGCCGTCTTTGAGCCGTTTTTTCCCTTGTTTGGTTAGCGCGAGCAGTACGCTTGATTGGTCCTGTATTTTCATCAGTCATCTTGCTTACTCCTTCACGTATTTCGCATATTCTTCTAGCGGCACACCCAATTTTTTCGCAATTGCGACTTGGCTAGGGGTGAGTCTAACCTTTTTCCCACTGCTGCGCCCAGAGTTTGATCTTGAAACGCCGGCAACCGTCTGAGCGGGCCGTTTACCGGTGTTTTTCGCGTTACCACCGAAGGTATCGGCAATGCGGCGATCAAGTTCAGTATAGTACTCATCGGTCTGTGGGTCAAACCCTTCGTCTTCGACAAGTTTTTTATGTATTCCAAAAGCCGCAAATGTCTTTGCTTCGTCTTGACCGAACCAATCATTACGTTGCGCCCATTGTTCCGCTTTCGGATCAGGACGACGCACCTCTTGCTGACGAGGTTGTTGTTGCTGTTGCGGCTGTTGAGCTTGCTGTTGACGCTGTAATTCCGCCTGACGACGATTGCGTTCTTGAGCAACCTTTGCTTGACTCGCACGTTCGCTCTCCTGAGCTAACGCAATCATGCGCTTGTTGGCATCTACGGCTGCCGCTGTATCACCAATCTCCATTGCACGAGCTAGTTCTTTCTCAACTTGCTCCATTTGCGTCTGAACGCGAGTGCTGTACTCATTAACATAGTTGTTATCAAGGTTACTGAAGCGTTGTTTAAGCTGATTTGCTTCCTGTTGAACCTGTTTTGCGTAATTAATAGCCTCCTGCTCACGACGCTCGGCCTCACGCATTTTCTTAGTCAAACGATCAATACGTTTCTTCGTGCTGTCTTGAGCCTTTTGAAACTGATCATCAGATGTATCTTCAACAACTTCTACCGATTCTTCAGGTGCTTCGACCTCAACCTCGGTGTCCATTTCCATTTCTAATTGTTCTTCTTCCTGCTCTGCCATGGTATTCTCCTAGTAATGCAAAACGTCGGTTGGATCGGAAATTCGAGCCAAAATCTCGTCGTCATTCAAGATTCTCACTTCGCCACCGTCGATGTTAAAGCGTGAACCGGAATATCTAGCGAACATCACCCAATCTTTTTCCTCGCACCACGCGCCGGAAGGGAATTTTTCGCTATCTTTGTAGGCCAAAGGACCCACTTTCAGTACATAACCCACTTGAGTAGACACGTGTGCCTGCTCAACGACAGTATCAGGCAGGTATAA